CGACAATTTCATCTAGAAGTAAACCGGGAGAATATATAGACTTAGAGGATGTGTAACCAGGCTCATAGGGAAGTGCTTGACGAACACAACGAGTAGCCATGGGAACAGGGGTTTCACCAGCCTGGTGCATAAGGTTTTCGTGGAACATATATCTTTTGAGAATTTGTCGTAAAGAAACGATGTTTTCTCCAAAATAGATTTTGTTCAAATCGCCTGAAGCTATAGGTTTTGCTCCAGTTGACATAATAACGTTAGCACATTGGCTAGTGAAAAGATGATCCTGAGAATCGGATTGAGGTGTAACTGTATCCTGATTAAAGAATCTGGGGGAGCCAATATCTGTTCTAGGTGAAGCGAGCTGAAAGTCAGGACCAGCACTTACAAACATGTGTATTGAAACATCATTGTTGATAGTGGTATTTGGTGTGGTCAGTTCATTAAGAACATAGATACCAAGCACACCGTTAAAATAGTCATTCTCTCTAGCTTCCCAGGGACATGTAGAGCTACCATAAATCTGTTGAACGGGTTCATCCCATTTCTTTAGATTGCAAAAAGCTGCTTGTTGTCCCCATCCAACATCAATGCAAAAATCGCGCGTGGATGCTAGATCAACAATAGCGACTTTCTGAGTATTGATATTAGGAAAAGAATCAGAATTGGCAGGGCTTCCATTGGGGTCATAAACGACTAATAGTCGACCCTTATGAAAGCCAGAACACGCCACAACAAATCGATAACGGATAGTTCCTCTCCATTGGTCAAAGAACATACAAGGGAAAGCAGTTGCACTAAGATGATACTCATTATCACCACCCGAAGCGAAAACTCCGGTATGTTGAGGACCAACTAAAAGTTCAACTACTCTATCATCAGAATTTTGGGCTCTTCCCCAAATGGCTTTCCCAATCCACGTTTCACGAGAACATATGGATTGCAGAGATAACTCATCACCATTACTATAGCCTGACACACTAGGATCAACGGTTAGTTCCTGTTTCATGTCTAAACTGAGCTTAACAATATTATCCTCCATATTGTAATTAGCATATGATGTTTTTCCTCTGACAGTTGCTGGACGTGAATCCAGTTGTGCAGGTCTACTAAATCCGAACATACGAGCAATAGAGGCTACAGCTCCCGCAATTTCACGAGTTGCCATAGCATATCTACCGATATAAGGAGCTTTAACCATTGATGAAGAAATTTTCTTAACAACGTCAGCAGGACCTG